CTTCAAAAAGATATGGACCATACCTACCAGAAGAATACTACAGACAACTTATCATTTATGCTTTCCTATACACACTAGAGATGGGAGAGATGCCTAACTTCGTAGGTGTAAACTATCTACGATTTGACGATACCTTTTTTGTAAAGGTTGGTCAGGCCGAACTTGATGAGGCTAGGGACCTTATCAAGATGGTACATGACTGTATAAAGGAACGAGAGGAATATGAAGACAGATATGAACAGAAGCCGCAGAACCTGTGTAAGTGGTGTTCATTCCACAAATCACAGGGCGGCCCCTGTGATGCAGAGATACCATCTTGGAAACCTACATTCAAGAAAAGAAAGAAAGAGAATTACGCAGACATAGATTCTAAAACTAAAATTAATATAGATGTAGAGTCTCAATCACAGTTCCCAGACTTTGATTAGGGTAATCTTTAAATACTAGCGTCATGTAAAATTATACATGGCGCGCTTGCATATTAGTTGGAGGATTCTATAGTGATAGAATGGATAGACGTTCTAACTATATCAGCGATAGGAATGGCAGGGATGGGTATTGTGCTTGCTTTCGCAGTACTTGCGGGATTTGTGCGCCGTATAATCCCGAAGAAACCAAGCGTCAAACTAGAACCAATAAAACAAAAGGAGAAACAAATAATGAGTGACCAACAAAAGGAAAGCGTAACATTTAATGATATATTTATGTTCATGATTGCTGTACCTTTAGTTTTACTCTGGGTAGGGTTCGCAGGATATGTTATATGGCATGGACTAAGAGACCCAAGTGTTCTAACTCAAATTGAAGGATATACAACTTTGATTGCTATTTTAGGAGGTCCAGCCCTTCTTATCATCAAAGATGCATTAGATGTTTGGAAACAAGAACAAGCTGAGAAGACTGCATTCTACAAGATAAAAGCACAAGCTGTTATCGATTATAATGACGCTGCTCAGAAACAAGCTCAGATGATTGAAGCTAAACAACAAGACCAAGAACACAAAATGGAAAACAAAAAATAATAAGGAGAAATAAGAATGCCAACAGAAAAAATATACAATATGTTTAAAGGTGAGCACTTTCACAAAAACAACCCAGATATGATGTTGAAGTTCGACAAACCAGACAAGGCAGAAATAGATGAGATGAACTATAAAAAGCCAATCACATCTTACAAAGAGATGCCTCAAAAGAAGTTACAATATAACTATCTAGCTGGTAGCGGAGAACCAGTAGAAGGATTCAACCCTCTACATACAATTGACTATCTAGAAAAAGTGAAAGACTTACCTAACAACAGCGCAAGCATCAAGAAAGACGAAGAATAGGAGCAACTATGGCACCAAGGAAAAAGACACGTAGGAAAACAACCAAGAGAAAGGCTGCACCTAAACGCAGAACTACTAAAAAGAAATCTAAGTCAAGAGTCAACGAGGCTGGTAACTATACCAAACCTACAATGAGAAAAAGACTATTTAATAGAATTAAAGCAGGTAGTAAAGGTGGTGCTCCGGGTCAATGGTCTGCACGCAAAGCTCAAATGTTAGCACGTGCATATAAAGCTGCGGGTGGAGGATACCGCAACTAATGGCTCTTAAAAAGTCCCAGAAATCCCTAAAGAAGTGGGGTAAGCAAAAATGGGGCTACGTAACTAAAGGTGATGAGAAGAAACCTAAATCTCAACGTGGTAGATACTTACCAAAGAGTGTCAGGTCTCGACTAACCAAAGGACAGAAAGCAGCAACGAACCGCAAGAAACGTAAAGCTGGTGGAGTGGGAAGTAGAGCAAAGTATTCTAAGAAAATCAAAAAGGCAGTTAGGAGGGCGAAATAATGGTTTATAAAAAGAAGAAATCCAAAAAGATGAAGAGGAAGTACTAATGAGAAAACACTACACTAAAGATGGTAAAGTATTCAAAGGTCAAGTACATAAGATGCCAAACGGTCATATACACTCTGGTAAGACACATACAAAGTCATCCAAAAGAATTTTCCATTATGGTGAACTTTCTAAGAAAGCACAAGCTACCGCAAGGAAACAAAGAGGTAAATAATGGCACCTAAAAAGAAAGACCCTAAACTAGCAAGAGCTGGAGTATCTGGCTATAATAAACCTAAAAGAACCCCTAACCACCCTAAGAAGTCACACGTAGTTGTGGCTAAGGTAGGAACTAAAACTAAGCTTATCAGATTTGGTCAACAAGGAGTAAGAACTGCAGGTAAACCCAAGAAGGGTGAATCTGCAAGACAGAAAGCCCGAAGAAAGAGTTTTAAAGCGCGCCACGCTAAAAATATTGCTAAAGGTAAAATGTCTGCTGCTTATTGGGCTAATAAAGTTAAATGGTAAGCTTTATATACATAGAGCTTCTAAATTATTATGGGCACCCGCTAAGGGCCATTGCTCCACAGGTTACTTATCGCAAGTGCCAACGTGGGAGCCCCAATATGGAGATATCAACATATGGCAAATGAAACAACAAATAGTACAGCAACTAATGAAACCAGTGAGGGTAACCTTACTGCTATCTTAGAGACTGTAGAAGAATCTGGAATGTTAGACCAAATATTAGACGAACCAATTTTAGCAGGATTAACCACTATGGTTATTGTCTTAGCTAGCGCAGTGGCATATCAAGTGCCAGCAGTTAAAGAGTTAATTTTCAAATACTTGAGGAATAACGAAGCAGAATTGATGCAACTATTAGATGGTAATCTAACTAAAGCCCAGATGAAAGCTTTTGAAAAGCTAGATGAACAAGCACAAAAGCACGTCAAAGATAATTTAGTCCGAAATGTATTAATTACAGCTTGGGATGAAAAAGATGACGAGCTAGCTAGTCTTGTTAAATCTAAAGTCAAAGCAGCCCTCGATGAAGGGAAAGAGCTTTGAACGTAGAGGAATACGAGACTCGATTACGTCAAAGGGTAGGAGAAGCTGAATATGAACGTCATAAAGAACTTGTCCGCCTTTTGGCACGTAATCTTGCGCTTGAAGACGTGTTGTGGGAAGAAATTCTTATATGTATTCGGGATGTTAACGCTAGAACAGAGCTCTTGCGACAACGAAACCAAATAGTTAGAGATATCCACACAGAATTTAGAGCATTGAATATTGAAGTGCCAACTGAAATGGAAAAGAGTGCAGAAGGTTTTGGTACATTTTTAGAGGGATTAGTAGATGATGAAAAACGAGAGTCACCTGAAAAGCCTGATGACAGGTAAAGGTGGAGTAGATTCACGACAACTAGAAATAATCTTCGCTAAATGTAGAGACGACAAAGAAAAGATGCGTAAATTAGTACGTGCATTTTGTAACGCGTACTTAATAGATAATAAACAAAGACCTCTAAGGTTAAGACCTTTACAAGAGGACATAGTTTTAGAATGTTTAATAAATCGTACAGATGGTAAACAAAAAAAGTTAGCAATCTTAGCACCACGAGGGAGTGGAAAATCCTTCGCTTTATCAGTAGCGGTAACTATATATATGTTCTTCAACAGATTTAGAGATTTAGTATTTATACTGGCTCCTACTGAAGACCAAGCCGCTTTAATTTTTAATTACGTTTATCGCCACTTCGCAGACAATACTTTTTTGAATGGCTTAGTGGCTAATTATAGATTTCATAATAAGCCCAACATAACACTTAAGGGGGGCACAGTTATGAGAAGAGCTCCGTTAGCGCCTAGTAACCAAGGGCAAGCTATACGAGGTCAACACCCTACATTCTTAGTAGTTGATGAGTCTCCACTCATCGACGATAAATTATTCATTGACAATGTAGAGCCTGCTATTGTATCGAACAAAGCACCATTTATAAATCTTGGTACACCTAAATCTAAAGATAATCACATGTGGAGATATTTGTATGATGATAATTATGCAGATACTTTCACTAGATTACATTATACATGGCGTGATGCTGTAAAGAAAGGGGAGGCATATTCAGCACCTTACACTGAAGAAGAAATGTTAGATAAGATGATGGAGTGGGGAGAAGAATCTATCTACTGGAGGACAGAGTATGAATGTGAGTTTGTAGAGTCTGTAGCGAATATATTTAGTCCAGAAAAAATTAAAAGGTGTTATGATGATTACGAACTTATTAGACTGGATGGGGATGGATTCAAGAGAGGAGGCAACATTACTGTTGGTGTTGACATTGGTAAATCTGTTAACTCTACTGTTATTAGTGCATGGTCTCTTGATAAATCTGACACAGAAAATATTGCTAGACTTGTCTATCTTGAAGAAATTAATGCTAGAACAGGTGGACATGATATACCATATCAACGTCAACGTATTATGGACGTTACCAATCAGCTTGGCGCTAGCAGGCTTATTGTGGATTGTACTGGAATTGGTGGTGCGGTCGAACAAGACTTACGATTAGCTTGTTTAGATTCTGGTGTACACTTTGTACCATTCGTTTTTACAGGTGGTCCAAAAGGAACTAAAACACAAATGTATAGAGATTTTGTTTCTTATATACAACAAAATAGAGTCAAAGTACCTAATCCTGAAAATCTAGAACCAGATATGGCTAAATTGATACACAAGTGGACAAAAGAACATATAGAATTAGAATATACAATGGATGCTGCAAATAAAACAGAAAAGATATCAGCACCAAGTGGTAAACATGACGATTATTGTGATAGTTCTGCTATGGGAATACATGCAACTTTGAGTATGTTACCTATGTCTGGTAACTTTGGACAATCAATAGTTTCACGTCCCATAAACAAAAACATGCCTAATAGAGGAAACCATTCAAATTCACCACTTTTTACCACTTCTAGAAGAAAAGTTACACTAAACAAGCAATCTTTAAGGGGATTGTGACAAAAACTTTATATACTCATTAAAGTTAATTATAAATAGCCATGTCGTTTATAGATAATATTAGACGTCGGTTTGCTGTAACAGGCAGCAATCCTGCGTACAAAGAAGACGACCCACGAAGTTACGGTGCGGGTGTAATCCAAAGACTCAAGATTAATCGAGGTTTTGGTGGTCAAGACAAAGATTACGAGCCACACATAGGTAAAAATAGAACATATATGAATATATATCTATCAGACCCTATTGTTCGTACTTTGATTGACTTGC